CAGAATCAACCGCCTGATCCAAATGCACAGTATCTAGAAGCAGCCGCAGCAGAAGCCTCTGCAAAAGCTCAGAAGGCTAAAGCAGACACAATCAAAGTGGTCGCTGATGCAGAGAAAACCCGTGCTGATACCGCGGCTACGTTAGCCAAAATGAATCGAGATGATCAACAGGCAACGTTAGATATGGTTCAGCAAATAAACCAAGCAACACAACAAAATATGGCGTCCGCTCAGCCTATGAGTGAGGGAGTGCAACAAAATGTCTGAACAAGATCTAGAGCAAGAAAACGAACTTCAAGAAGACGAAAATCTTGATGGTGAAACACCAGAATATGAACATGATCGAGATGATCAAGAGTCAAATGATGGTGAAGATCATCAAGAAGATGAAGGTGAATTCGACATTGTTTTAAAAGGAGAGATTCCTGAAAAACAAGAAGAAGATGACTTTCATGGACAACCCGCTCCAGAGTGGCTCAAAAAAGAACGCGCTGCTATCAAAGAGATTCGAAAAAAGGAACGTGACCGTGAGCGTCGGATCAAAGAACTTGAAGCAAAACTAGATGAGTATCAAAAACCAGAGCCAATAGAACTTGGCGAGAAGCCAACTCTTGAAGGTGTAGGCTTTGATACAGAAGAGTTTGAAAAGCAACTTGATGAGTGGAAAGAAAAGAAGTTCAAGTTAGAGCAGCAAGAAGCTCAAAAGCGTGAAGAACAGGAAAAGGCTGATAAAGCTTGGAAGGATAAGTTATCCGTATATGAAGCTAAAAAAGGTCAATTGAAAACCAAGGTACGTGGCTTTGATGAAGCAGAGGAAAATGTGCGAGATGCGCTAAGTCCACTGCAACAATCCATGATCATTGATGGTGCTGATAATCCTGACTTACTGATCTATCACTTAGGAACCAATCCTAAGACCTTAAAGGAGCTTGCTGCAATCACAAGTCCAAGTCAGTTCGCCTTTAAAGCTGCAAAGCTAGATGCTCAGATCGAAAAAGTTCCACGCAAACCTCAGACAAGTCCAGAACGCAAACCTAGCGGATCAGCACCACTTAGTGGAGCAGTGAATGCAAAGCTTGAAAGTCTTCGAGCAGAGGCAGAACGCACTGGCGATTACACCAAAGTTAATGAATACAAGCGAAAGCTAAAACAAAATCAATAATGGAGTAGGCAATAATGTCTAATAGTTTCTCTAAAGAAGAACGCGTTGCCTTTGAGGACATGTTGGAAGGTTTTCAAGACCAACTTGTTCTATCAAAGTTAGTAAATAAATACCGAATGAGTGATGTTGAAGCTGAACGATCTAACAACACGATTTGGCGTCCCATGCCATACATTGCCACCTCTTATGATGGTATGGATCAAACGGGCAACTTTAAAGACAAAACACAGCTATCTGTCCCGGCTACCATTGGCTATAAAAAATCTAGCCCTTGGATCCTTGATGCTCAAGAGCTTCGCGACCAATTGCAAGAAAACCGTTTAGGTGATGCAGCCAAGCAAAAACTTGCTTCTGATATCAACTTGGCTGTTTCTAAAGTTGCGGCATTGCAAGGTACTTTGGTTGTTAAACGTACTGGTGCGGCAACTGGCTTTGATGACGTTGCACTTGCTGATGCCATCATGAATGAGCAAGGCATCCCAATGAATGATCGTCGTATTGCTTTGGCAACTCGCGATTACAACTCAATGGCTGGTGACTTGGCTAAACGTCAAAATGTAGTTGGCAAAGTTCAGACTGCGTATGACCGTGCTTACATTGGTGATGTGGCTGGTTTTGATGCATTCAAGCTAGACTATTCCGAGCGCTTAGGAGCAGCTACAGCAACAGGTGTGACGATTGGTGCTGCTAACCAATTCTATGTTCCTAAAGCAACCTCTACGGCTGCTACAGGCGAAGTTGGTAATGTTGACAACCGTTATCAAACAATCACTGTCGCAGTGACTGGCGGTGCATTGAAAGAAGGTGATGCATTCACCATCACTGGTGTTGAGTCAGTTCATCAAATCACTAAGCAAGCAACTGGTCAGTTGAAAACTTTCCGTGTTGTTAAAGTGAACAGTGCAACATCAATTGTGATCTCACCTCCAATTATTTCTGCTCAAGGTGGCTCTGAAGCTGAAAAGCAATATCAGAACGTAAGCGCCACACCTGCGAATGATGCAGTTATTACAATGCTTAACACTGCTACAGCATATGCAAACCCTTTCTGGCACCGTGATGCAATTGAATTGATTCCAGCTCGCTATGCAGTTCCTACAAATGCAGGTGCTGCTGTATTACGCGCAACTACAGATCAAGGTATTGAGCTGGTATTCCAGAAGCAATATGACATCAATACAATGAAGACAAAGTATCGTCTAGATACCATGTTTGGTGTTGTGATGGTAAATCCAGAAATGGCTGGTATTGAATTATTCAACCAAACCTAATCTAACCCAGTGACGACAAATGCCCGCTATATGCGGGCGTCGTCATTTTTGGAGGCTGAAATGTCAGATGAATATCCTAAAGCTCTATATCGTGGCGACACTAAATCATATGAACATGTGATTGCAGACGGTGAAGATCACGAACAGCATTTGCGTGAAGAAGGCTACGTTAATTATTCAGAACTAAAAGAGCCTGAAATTGTGGTGGTTGGCAAGGTAGCTGGTTCAAGTGGTGAACTTAAGCAGGTCCAAGAAGAACTACTTGAGGCTTTAAAGAAAAACAAATTTCTTGAAGAGCAACTTGCCACAGCAACAGGTGAGTACATTGTTCAAATCAATAAGCTCAAAAAAGAGAATGACAGCTATAAGTATTCAGCAATGGATGCAGGTGAGTTAAAAGCTATTCTTGATGAGAAGGGTATTAAATATGGCTCACGCGATGGCAAAGATGTTCTTGTAAACCTTGTGCTTGAAAGCCTTTACCCAAAAGAAGGTGAATAATCATGTCATGGACAAAGCGGCAGATTGTCGAAAAGGCTTTTGAAGAAATCGGAATGGCTGCTTATGTCTTTGATTTGCAGCCCGAGCAAGTGGAAAGTGCGCGACGAACTATGGATGCAATGGTTGCGGCTTGGTCATCTAAAAACATTCAGATTGGATATCCACTGCCAACTGCGATGGATAGTAGTGATTTGGACCAAAACACAAATGTACCTGATTATGCTTTAGAAACGTTGTACCTAAACCTTGCAAAACGTCTTGCTTCTAACTTCGGGAAAGTTTTTGTACCAGAGAAAGCGACACTTGCAAAAGAAGGCTATGAAAACCTTTTGAGAATGGCTGTTTCTAATCCACCTAAAATGAAATATGCATGTTCGCTGCCAGCAGGCGCGGGCAATAAGACATGTGATCCGTTTATTCAAAATAAACCTGACAACGCTGTATTAACACCAAAACAAAGCGTGGAGTTCTTCAATGAGTAATCGCCTTAATCAAACTGATGACTTGGAGACAGGTGATCAGTTTGTTCTTTATAAAGCGGGCTGCACAGACTTTCGCGCTGTCCCTCAACAAACTGTCTTAGACTGGGTTCTTAAAAATATCCCCGTTATTAAACCAGTTTCAGCAATTATTCAGATATTCAATCCTAATGCTAACTTTACAGTGCAAGTAGAGAACAATGCCGTGGGTACTTATTTGGTAATGAATCCTTCAGTAGCAATTACTAATGGAACTATTACGCTTCCTGCCTTAACTGATGTTTCAGATGGGCAAGAACTCTTAGTTACTAGCTCTCAGCAAATAGAAAACTTAACAATTGCTGGGAATGGCGCAGCTCTTATTGGCAACCCGAATACAATTGCAGCATCTGGATTTTTTAAGCTTAAGTTTGATCGTATTTCTCAAACTTGGTATCGAGTGGGGTAGTTATGCAAATCCCTATTTTAAATGGAATATACACAGATCAAAACTCAGACTTTCGAACCTCATATCCTCGCAATTTAATACCAGTTCCCAAAGAACAAGGCTTATCTAGTGGGTATCTCCGCCCAGCAGAAGGTATCGAACACCTTGCTGATATTAACGGGGTAGATCGAGGGGGTATTAACTGGAATGGTACATGCTACAGGGTTTGTGATAACGATCTAATCCGAGTAAATAGGGATAACACCATTACTAAGCTTGGTGAAGTTTCAGGATCTGGCTATTGTAATTTTGAATACTCCTTTGACTACTTGGCAATCAACTCAAAACCATATTTATATCTGTACTCTCCTGATAAGGGATTGAAGCAAGTCACAGACAGTGATTTAGGTAACGTTTATGATGTTACGTGGATTGATGGTTATTTCATGACAACTGATGGCGAGTTTCTAGTAGTCACAGAGCTTAATGATCCTTTTGCAGTAAACCCACTTAAATATGGTTCATCCGAGGCCGACCCTGACCCAGTAAATGCGTTATTTAAGCTTCGCAATGAGGTGTATGCATTAAACCGCTACACAATTGAAGTGTTTGATAACGTAGGTGGTGAAAACTTTCCATTCAGCAGAATTGATGGGGCAATGTCTACACGTGGCACATTATCAGCAAGCACTTGCTGCATGTTCATTGAAACAATCGCCTTTCTTGGAAGCGGGAAGAATGAACCAATTTCCATTTACTTGAGTGCCAACGGAAGCAGCCAGAAGATTGCAACACGCGAAATCGATCAGATACTACGATCCTCTTCA